GTGTGTTTTCTTGCGTAGCCGTGGGTAGAGGTTGCAGTAGTCACAAGTCAGTTGCTTGTCCATCCACTGCCAGCCAAAACATATCCGCATCATGGCGCGGTGAAATGCGTGGGGTTTACGGGTTACTCCAAACTGCTGGACACCCTCCGCGCCCGGCAGTAGCCAACGGCCTAGTTCTTTCTTTTGGTGCACAGATGTCATTTCAACCTCCGTAGTACTTCAGAACAATCTTGAACGCATCAATATGACGCTGTATCTCAGCAACGTCTTCAGCCTTGTCCATGTGAAATATACAAACACCCTTGCCACTCTTTCTGACCTTCAAGTCACGCTTCAATGAGTCCAGTACGCTCTTAAGATCACCGCGAATAATTGCGTCCAAACCCTGCGAGCATATTTCTACTTTCATGTCATACGCCCCACAAAGAAGCCCACCGTAAACACAACCACCGATAGCGCAATCTCCGCCACCATCACCTTATCGCCCAGCTCCTCACGGTCTCGCTCCATCTGCTTGATCTTCTCCTCAAGATCGCGAATGTCCGCCCGTAGCCGGTCTTGTGAATACTCAAGCTTCACCAGTACTGTCCTCCCAACTTGCGACGACTACACGCCCAATTAGGCGGCGGTACTTGATCCCAGTCGCGCCAGAACCTAACGCGCAGTCTCGCCTTCCAATTTTGATACCAGTTCATTTGGATCCGTCCTCGCCAGTTCGATTTCTAACAATCGTATTTCGCGTTGCTTTGCGTAAATCTGCTCCAGAATCACTTCGGCTTTGGTCTTTCGCCACCGCCCGGAAGCTACTCTGCTGTCTGATTGATCGTCTCGCTCTTTCGATTCCATCGCATAACTCCCGTATAAGAGTCTGTATCTGCCGGCGCCCCCGCTCACGCCGCCGCTTTTCTAACCAAGACCTCGCCTGCTCTGCCGTCGCCTTCTGAGTCGGGCCGGACTTGCGCCGATACGAGCACTTGCCAGCATGCTCAACCCCACATTCTGGGCAACGGCGCACCACCTTCTGAGCAAGCCCACGCGCAGTACGCCAGTCACTCATCCATCTCTTCCTCAATACAGCGGCTGAAGTCCTCATCACCACAATTTGGGCAATGCTGCGTGACGCACACCACCTCACTCGACACCGCGCTGCCGTAGTGAATCAGATCCGTATGCTCCTGAATGTACGGCTCGCTAAATTCATGTTGGCATTCGCCACACTTAAACCATGTCATCGCATCACCTTGTCCAAAAAGAAACTAAAGGCTTTTAAGTACTGCTCGCCCTCGACCACAACACGCGCCACTTCTTGCTGCGCCACTTGCTCTAGCTTTTGCTGCACTTCCGCATACTCGCGATAGCCACGATCCAGTTCCTGTGATTCCATCTCGTTGTCCATGTGCTCTCTCCTGTAGAGTGCTATTGAAAACAACCGGCTTGAGTCTATGCCTAGCCGATATAAGAAACAACCCCCTTGCGTAAAAAGGTTGCCTTTGCCCGTTGCCCTGCGGTATCGTTGCCGATATGAAAGCCGCAGATTTCGTCGGAATGCTCTTCTTGGCCCGTGATGTCGCCCATAGCGTCCATCTCAATACGCGCTCTTATGCGGTTCATAAGGCCACACAAAAGTTCTATGAGGGCCTGCCAGACCTAGCCGATTCATTCGCAGAAGCCTATCAAGGTCGCCACGGTCTAATCGGCCCCATCTCGCTCATGTCCGCCAACAAGAATCGTGACCTTGTGGAGTTTCTGGAAGACCAGATCGACCAGATCGCTGCCGGACGGTATGACTTCTGCGACCAAAACGAAACCGCTATCCAGAACATCATTGACGAAATTGTGGGTCATTATTTGTCAGCAATTTATAAGCTGCGGTTCTTAAGCTGATCCCGTCGCCGGTTATTGCGCCGTAAATTGCAGTAGTGTATTCGGCACCAACATCGCCGTCTTACGCATCAGCCGGGGATAAATTAACGTATAAAAGGGCGCACCCAACCCCGCTAGCAGATTCATCGCGTTCGCTACGCCTTTTTCGATCCCAACGAAGTCGTCCGCCACAAACACCGTCCGGTCGTGCATCAGCTTCTTAATTAACTGCACATCATCCGCTGCCAATCGACCGTCGATATAAAACAAGTCCACCCGCGTACCCGACCCCACCAAACTTTGGAACATTTGCGTCGAGGTCTGCTTAGGATATTGACACACCCCCACCGCGTTGCTGAAAAGGGGCAATTTGATGTCGTTTGAAACATCGCAAGTGTGAATCATCCCGCCGTCCTGCATGACCTTAGCCATCGCAGCCGTTGAGCGACCAATGAATGTCCCCACCTCAGCCACCGTCACCGGCTGAAAATGGCTCACGATTTGCTGCAAGTCGGCAATGTCCTGCCGGTCGAGCGAGCCCGTGTTGTAGTCCGCCCGGTCGCGCAACTCGTCCAGTTCGTCAAACAGCCCGCCTAGTCCGTTAATAGACTTAGAACGCAGCCGTCGCCAGACCATCTCGCTCAACATTACGCGGTCAATCGTAATCGGGTTCATAACCACCTCCAGAATATAAAAATCCCTATTGCAAATATCCCAAGCCATAAGGCCGCCAATTCAGCAATCGCAACGTCGGTCGGGGTCATGCGGCGTTCTCCACTTCTTCAATGTCTATCGTTTCCTGCTCGTACCGCTCGCAAACTCCCGGCTCTGGTAACACCGAAAACTGTTCGTGCGCGGCCTCGTAAGCTTCATCCTCGTTGTTGGCTTCGACGGTAATGGCCTTGTATATCGTGGCCTTGATAGTGACTTCGTAGGTTTTCATGCGACCTCCAGAATCTTTAAAGCCTCTCGCTTACACCGCGCAATTGAAACTTCATCCATTTGCCCGGCAATTTGCTCGGCCAATTCCGTAGCCGCTTCGCATGCCTCATCGCTCGGTGCGGTCAGGGCTAACGTCAGGGCTAGGGTCAACGCTTCGCGAGGGGTTTGGGGCTGTCTCATGGCTGCTCTCCCGTTGCCTTGTTGATGGCGTCCAGTGCTGCTTGACGCTCGTGTCGCGAGTCGTAGGTCTCTTCAGTCGCAGCCAAAAGGTCTTGCAGCGCAGCCAGAAGGTCGGGTGCAGCGGAAATCAAGCGGGCGTTTGCGTTGATGGTTGGCACGTTCCAACCTGTCGAGCGGGAATCGTCGATCATGGCGATGCGTCCCTCGCTGTTGATTACGTCCAGATTCTCCGCGTTGACGCTGCCATCGATGACCCAAGGGCCGGGGGTGTGTTGTGTAGTCATTGTGTGCTCCTGTAAAAAATGGGCGGTTGATAGTCCCGCCCTAGTTGGCTCACGAATTAACTGCTTTGAGTGCTTTATTTCGCGGTAGGTCACCCGGCACCGTCGCCCAATAACCGCCAAAACACTTAAATTCCATTTGAGCTCCAGATACGTCGATCAGCACCACGCCGCCGTCGCCGTGGCTGTCCTTCTCTGTTAATACGCTGTCCGCGTTCCAGATGCCGAAAGACAGGTTTCCTGTATCGCCGTTGGTACACTCCTGCACCAAACGAGCCGCCGTGTATTGAACATCACCGCTACGGTCATCCATACGCTCGCGCAGCCGGGAGCAAATGTCCCGCACCTCATCGCCAGACCAATGACAATAAATGACCGGCGAAAAGTGCTCACCGCGCACTACTTGAAACAATACTCGCTCGCCCATGATGTGTGCCTCTCTTATGTTTTACTCAATCCGCTTGCGTATAACAATATCAGAAGAAAAGGCGGGTTAGAAGTCCCCGCCCGTGCGTTAGGCCGCAGCTCTTTGTGACTCAGCGATATCGCTTAAGGCTTTTTCAATCCACTCCTCGCAGGTTTCATGCGAGTCGTTGATATCGCCCTTTTTCATCGGGGTGATGCTCTTGGGGGTCACGGTGAACAACCCGATAGGGGTCGGTATCGCATCGTTCTCCCAGTAAATTGCACCACCCGCGCCGCAGTAGATCGAACCGTTCTTGCCGTACATACACATAACGGGGACTTTCTTTTTATCGCCTTCACCGTAACGGCTATAGCCATGTTCGTCGGCAGCGTTTCGGATTGCGGTCAAGGGGTCGGTTGCCTTCGCCCATGAGCCGTAAGAACCAAGAGTCACCGCCAAGAACGTGTAGCCGTTCGACAAGACATGATCAATCTTTGCCATATGCCATTCTCCTAATAGGTTGTTATAGAACCCGATAGCCGCTAGTGCTACCGTAACTACATTATGACACAAGCCGCTTGCGCTGTACAGTCAAGATTTGCAAAGATTTGTTAAGAATTGTCAAGAAAACGACCACCAGATGGACAAAAACAAATGATGACCACTAGGCGGTTGCTTCCAGTTCCTTGATCCGTTGCCGGAGGCGGTCAACCTCAGTTTGCAATACCCTATTTTGAGTCGCGAGCTGAGACACCGGATCTACATAAGCCATCGAAACCAAATACAACCCGCGACCCGCCTTCTCTGCCTCGCCGCGCAGTACATACCGATCCAAACATTGGCGGCATGACCCGCGATCACCCGTTACTCGATTCCCAAACATCTCCACGGCCTTGGCATATACCTGCTTCACCGTCGCCGGTTCGCTGAATGCCGCAAGCGCCTCAAAGTACACCGATACATTTGCCATGGTTTTACCCTCAAAGTGACTAAGAATGTGAATAAGTGACGCCATCACTTACTTAGGCGTTATACCATCACTTATTCACTTTTTTACTATAAGATAAGTAACTTACTGAAGCAACATAAGTTCGTGTCGCTAAGAATTAATTGGCCGCCGATAGTAATAATTCGTCGCCGGTAGGTGTTTGAAAAGATTAGGTTAAACGGTGATTTTGACGGATAAAACGATTTTTTCTATTTCTTTCCTAGGTCTAAGGGAAAAGACAAACAAAGGGCTATAGGGAGGAGGGTTAAGGGAAAGGGTGTAAGGAAAGAAATATAAAAAAGATAATAATTAAGAATTCTCTCTATTTTTAGTAGTCCTTTCAATCACTTAGCAGTGGTCAATTATTTTTAGCGCAAGCGAAAAGGGGCTAGAATTAATTACGAAAGAATTGCACGGCAACGGTAAGCCAGTATAAGATGGCCCCTAGTTGGCCCAATATACGGGCATGGCGATATAAGGCGATATAAGGCCGTTTAAGAGGTTTTAACGCATGAGCAAGGGTAAGGGTGCGGGTAGCGATAAGGCCGCTGCAAAGACCGCTGAGGCCGATATAAGACAGGGCGATATAAGACAGATATATGCCGATATAACACCGCAATGTCAGAGTGATATCACACCGATAACGCCTATAAATGACAGTCGGCGGCACCCAGACTCCACCCTATCGGCAGCGGTAGCGTCTATGTCGTTCGCCGGTTTCGATGCCCGCCGCATTTGCTCCGCCCTGCGAATCAGCCCAAACACACTGCACAGCCACTACGGGGATGAATTCGAAAACGGGTGCTCGCGTATGGTTGATCGTATCGCCGGATCCCTAGCACAGCGAGCACTAGCGGGAAGCGACACAGCCGCCATTTTTTTGCTAAAAACTAGGGGCGCGGGCAAGTTTACAGAGAGGCAAACGCTCGACGTCAGCGTAGAGGTCACCCACAAGGCGGAGCTTGTGACTGAGCTGGCGGGCATGATCGGCCGCGGTATCACGATAGACGCAGAGCCGGAGCCGGAAAAAAAAGAGGGCGCATAACGCGCCCCCAAGTGTCGCCATATTGAGCCCGCGCTAGTTAATTAAAGTCTCAAGCGTAACGGGTTGCCCGCCGGGCGCTACGGGTTGCGGCGCGTCAATAATCGCGGGTTGCCCGCCGTTGTCTGGAGTCTCGCCTAAGGCCAGACAAGCCGCTATGTAGCGCACCCGCTCAGATAAGGGGCCGTTATAGTTTAGAGCTACGTCCGTAGCGGTTTCTGTGTCGGGCACCAAGATGGCGTCCAAACAATCGCCACGCCAGTAGTTTTTGATGCGCCCTAGGTTTGCATCTGGCCCTATAACGTTTTCAAGGTACCAGCTCAGCCAGTGCCCGCCCTTTTTAATGTGCTCCGCATCCCATGTGCGTATCACGATAACGTTGCAGTTTCTTTTGAACATATGTGCCACTCCGATTAGATGCTAGATGCATCCCGCAAGGCCCTAGGATTGCGCCTAAGGCCCTGCAGGCTGCGGACTAGGCCGCGATTGCGTATTGGCTGGCGAGCGCCTTAAGCGCCTTTTGTTTCAGTGCGTCACCCGCACCCAATTGAGTGCTAGCAAACCGGGCACCCCGTGCGCCATCGTTTTCGGTGTCTCTAACCGTGGCCGCGTGGTCAACGTAGTACGTCACGGCATTTAGTAGGCCGTAAGCTGTGCCGTCCGCACTCGCCAGCTGAGCACCCGGGCTCTTACGGTAGGCCGTCACAAGGGCACGCAGATTGTTTTCGGACTTAGTGCTCACCAGCTTGCTGCCCTTTGCGTCAACCTTGCCAATCTCCGCCGGGTTGATGTCAAGCAAACCAGCCAAAAAGTCCAGCGCGGTTCGGTTGTCCACCTTGATTTTGGCCAGCGCGTGCCATTGCTCGCTGGTGATTCGATGTTGCTCACCCAAAAGGCCAAAGGCCCGCGCCAGTCCCGCGCTATCGAATTGCGTCGAGTGTTTGTTTTTGTAGCCTTTTTCAAGCGCATCACGATCGACCATCCGCATGGTATTGGCGCAGACTTGACGCACAGTAGTCGCTACTAGATCAGTAGCTCGTGAGCCGTCAAAACTGGTTTGCAGTCTTATGTAACTATCAACCTGATCGCCGCCGGGCATTAAAAAACCGTAGTCGGGCCCAAGCTTCGCCATACACCACACGATGCGCCCGCCCCTAACAGCTCCGGCGGTTTCAATTGAAAGTCCATTGTCGCTAAGAAAATCCGCGAAAAACTCCATAATTTCGCGCGGCTGGTGGACGTTATAGCGATTCTCAGATACCACGCCTAAGGCCGCACCCGTGTCGCTGCGGTAGAGCACAGACTGATTTTCAAAGCTCATGGCCCGCCCGTCGCTGGTGTTATAGATAACGGGGGCGCGGTTTGCATTCCAATTGAGTCCGGCTTTTTGGGTGATAGTGTCGATACTGTCGCCGCGTTCGATGGATTGCCCAAGGCCGTGCCAAGCTGAGGCCGCGCCGCCTACCGCCGCGAATGCATAGATCCCGGTGCTGTTGTCAATTTCATGTGCCATTTTCTTAACCTCTTTTGAGTGTTGATTGTGTCGCCGTCAATTGACGGCATAGGAATATTAATTCAGCGCAACCCGATTGTGCAAACACATTTTGCGTTGTCCATCGTGCGGTTACTTTTGAGCATTTGGGTTTACTCATTATATATGGCGCTGACCAAGCGCTAGCGGGTTGCGTATAACCGCACTAGACGGCCTATTGGCGGACTTAGGCCAACCCGCCACCTTGGTATCAACCCGCCGCGAAATCGGTTTTCCACAGGTTATCCACAGGCTGTAAGTTATTGATTTTATAGGTTGTTTTTCTGCAACAATCCTGTGTATATCCTGTGGATAAGTACCTGGTCTGCAAGTTACTAACAGGTTATCCACAGCAATCTATCGGGCGCAATATGCGCCAACATGTGACGTGGCTAGCAGGTACCATCGGGGGCCGGTAGGCTGACCGGCAATTGACGCAGACGGGGGGCGGGCGGGCGCACGTTTTTGACGGGGGGGGTGTAGGGTCCCATCTGCGGTATTCACCCTCCGGGTCCCCCGCTACTTTTTGCAACGCTACCGACTTGTGTTATTCTCGTTACATGCTTTATACCGGCGCGGGGCCCCTACCCCAACACACTTACTGTTATGTGGAGCCTCATACCTTTGGCAACGCTGAGTGGCTACGGGTAGCGTGGTTTGGGTTGGTATCTCATCCCGGCAGGACTTGGGGCTGTCATGTGATGTTGGAGTGCGGGGCGGTGTACCGGAACGTACCGTTTCACAAACTTGCACACAAACCCACAGGGACCCCTTGGGACCCCAGCGACGCTCAGACATGGGATTGTTACGGCATTCATTTCAGCGCGACCGAGTATCCGTTTTTGGAAGGGACCCGTATTCGCACTCGGCTACGATCCAAGCAGGAGCACATAGGGACGTACATGTTCACGGTGATTCCGATGTTGGATGGCTTTAGTGCGGAGCCTGAGCAGAGCAAGGAGTTTTACTTCATCAAACTAGACAACGGGCGTTTTACGGCGCAACCTACGAATCATTTGTTGGTACAGGACAAGTCGTTTATTACCGAGTCGTCTTGGCCCAAGTTAAGTCGTCAAACTAGCATTTGGAGTGTTGACCATGGCAGCGAAGAGTAAGGTAAACGCGGCGGGCAATTACACGAAGCCTGAGATGCGCAAGAAGTTGTTCAACGAGATCAAGGCGAGTGCCACTCAGGGCACGGCAGCGGGGCAATGGTCAGCTCGCAAAGCTCAGTTACTGGCTAAGCGGTACAAGGAAAAGGGCGGCGGGTACAGGGATTAACCATGAAACCCTCACAAAAGTCACTTAAAGACTGGACCGCTCAAGAGTGGCGAACCAAATCTGGCAAGCCCTCATCGAAGACGGGCGAGCGTTATCTTCCGAAGGCGGCGATTGATTCGCTTTCCCCGCAGGAGTATGCGTCTACGACGAGGGCCAAGCGCGAGGGTAAGGCCAAGGGCAAGCAATTTGTAGCGCAGCCCTCAAAGATTGCCAAGAAGACTGCGCGTTTCCGTTAAGTATGAGCCAACCGGCCACGAAACCGGCCATGCAGAAGCCGTTGACGCAGAAGGATCTGATTAAGAAGCTCAACGAGTTATCTGTTGAGGACTTAGAGGCTCTCCTCGCGCACACTAAATGGGAGCAGTCTCGGCACAAGCATCAGGTTCCTCCGGGCGGCTTATGGACGGTGTGGTTGATGTTAGCGGGTCGTGGTGCGGGCAAGACTCGTGCGGCGGCGGAGTGGACTTGGTGGGAGGCGTATCAGAATCCTGAGACTCGTTGGTTGGTGTGTGCGCCGACTTCTGCGGACATTAGAGACACTTGTTTTGAGGGTGATTCGGGGTTAATTAGTGTCATTCCGGAGAAGTTGGTTAAGGAGTACAACCGTTCGCTTTCGGAAATCATTTTGGTTAACGGGTCGCTCATCAAGGGCATATCGGCGGAGACGCCGGATCGGTTGCGTGGTGGTCAGTGGCATGGTGCGTGGACGGACGAGTTAGCGGCGTGGCAATACGACCAAGAGGCGTGGGACATGATTATGTTTGCGCTTCGATTGGGGAAACACCCGAGGATTGTAGCGACGACGACACCGAAGCCGAAGGCATTGATTCGGGATTTGATTGAGCGTGACGGGGCGGATGTTCACGTTACGAGGGCATCGACTTACGAAAACATTGCCAATTTGGCTCCGACGTTCCAGCAGCAGTTGTTGAAGTTTGAGGGTACGACGCTTGGTCGGCAGGAGATTCACGCTGAGGTATTGAATCCTGAGGATCAGGGGATTATTCGGCGTTCTTGGGTGAATTTGTGGCCAGCGAAGAAGCCGTTGCCGGTGTTGGAGCACATAGTGATGTCGTTGGACACGGCATTTACGGAGCAGACGCGGGACAAGAAGACATCGGATTCGGACCCGAGTGCGTGTGTGGTGTTGGGATTATTCCATCAGGACGACAAGCCGAACATTATCTTGCTGGATTGTTGGGAAGATCGGTTAGGGATGCCTGATTTGATCAAGCGGATTCATCGGGAGCGTGAAGTTTATTACGGTGGGGAGGAGCAGCGGCCTGTAATTCGTCCTTTGGTGGGTCCGAACCGTACTCAGGGCTTTGGTCGGCGTCCGGACACGATTGTGATTGAGGACAAGGGCAGCGGAATCAGTCTTCGGCAGTTATTGACTCGCGAGGGCATCATTGCGCATGCGTACAACCCCGGAAAGGCGTCGAAATTGACTCGTTTGCACATGGTTTCTCATCTTTTTGCGAGTGGGATGGTGTGGTTTGTGGAGTCTGAGAAGCGCAGGGGGCAGGCTAGGAGCTGGGCGGAGCCGCTTTTGTATCAATTGTGTGCATTTTCGGGTGAGGGAAGCATTCGACACGACGATTTGATGGATGCGTGCACACAGGGATTACGTTTCTTGGCTGACAGGGATATGATAAGTGTGAGCAAACCCAAGCCGTTGCAACCGAGGCTGATTGTGAACGAGCGGCCAAGAGGAAACCCGTATGGCGTCTGACAGTGAAAACACGATTAAGGGTGCCCAAGAGGAATTGGGCGAGATGTTTGAGCTGCCCGAGGAGGCAGCGGAGGTTGAGGACACTGAGGACGGCGGTGCGATAGTCATTCTTGAAGAAGAGTCTGTTGTTTCTGTCAAGGAGATGGAGTTTTACGCCAATTTGTCTGAAGAGTTGCCCGAAGGCGACATGGATGAGTTGGCGCAGAGCTTGGTGGGGTTGATTTCCAAGGACAAGGAAGCGCGAAAGAAGCGCGACGAGCAGTATGAAGAGGGGATTCGACGGACGGGACTTGGAGATGATGCACCGGGCGGCGCTTCGTTTCAGGGTGCAAGTCGAGTTGTGCACCCCATGCTCACGGAAGTCTGCGTGGACTTCTCTGCCCGCGCTATTAAGGAGATTTTCCCTGCTGAGGGGCCTGCGAAAGATCACATTGTTGGGGAAGACACGGCTGAAAAGGTAGCCAAGGCGCAGCGTAAGACGCGGTATTTGAACTGGCAGTTGACCCAGCAGATGCCGGAGTTTCGGGCCGAGTTGGAGCAGTTGCTCACTCAGGTTCCGCTTGGTGGCGCACAGTATTTGAAACTTTCTTACGACGCGAACAAGAAGCGTCCGGTGCCTCTTTTCATTGGCATCGATGACATTTACCTGCCGTATGCGGCAACGAACTTTTATTCTGCCGAGCGCAAGACTCACGTTCAGTATGTGACGGAGATTGAGTATCTCCAGCGCGTGCGTTCTGGGATGTACCGGGATGTGGAGTTAGCGCCGACGACGGCTGACCCTGATGTATCGCGCAGTGAGAAGGCGAACAACAAGATTGAGGGTCGTGACGACGGGGCGTATGACGTTGACGGGTTACGAACTATTTTTGAGGTTTACGCGATTGCGGACCTTGAAGAAGAGTATGGGTTAGCGCCGTACATCATTTCGATTGACAAATCGACCGGCAAAGTTTTGAGCATTTACCGCAACTGGCAGGAGAGCGATCCTACTTTTGAGGAGATGCAGTGGATCATTGAGTTCCCGTTTGTGCCGTGGCGTGGTGCGTATCCGATTGGCATCCCGCAGATGATTGGCGGCATTTCGGCAGCGGCTACGGGTGCTTTGCGTGCGTTGCTTGACAGTGCACACATTGCGAACTTCCCCGGCATGTTGAAGTTGAAGGGTGGCCGCGAGGGTGGTCAGTCTGAGCGCATTGATCCGACTGAGGTGAAGGAGATTGAGGGTGGTGCGTTCAGTGACGATATTCGCAAGATTGCGATGCCGTTGCCGTTCAACCAGCCTTCGGAGACGTTGTTCCGGTTGCTTGGCTTTTTGATTGATGCGGGTAAGGGCGTTGTTCGCACTACCTTGGAGGACATTGCCGACAATCAGGGCAACATGCCGGTTGGCACCCAGTTAGCGCGAATTGAGCAGGGCATGATTGTATTCAATGCAATTCACGCTCGGCTGCACGATGCGATGGGTCGCACGCTGAAGGTTCTGCATCGTATCAATGCGATGTATTTGGAGAACGAGGAGGTCAAGGACGAGACTGGCGAGTTGCTGGTCAAGCGGTCTGACTTCTTGGGCCCGATGGATGTGGTTCCGGTTTCGGACCCCAACATTTTCTCTGAAGCGCAGCGATTTGCTCAGGTTCAGGCGCTTAGTCAGCGTGCAGCGGCTCTTCCGCAGGTTTACAACATTCGCAAGGTTGAAGAGCGCATTTTGAAGCAGTTGCGCATTCCGAATGTTAAGGAGTTGCTGATACCTGCTCCTGAGCCCAAGGAGATGAATGCGGTCAACGAGAACGTGGCTGCGTCTTTGGGTCGTCCGATTACTGCATTTCCGGAGCAGGATCATCTTGCGCACTTGCAGGTGCATTTGGACTACCTGACTTCTCCGATTCTGGGCAGTTCGATGTTGATGGCCCCGCAGTTTATTCCGTTGGTTTTGAATCACATCAAGGAACACATTGCGCTGTGGTATGCCACGCATATTTTTGAGGTGGCTTCTTCGGCTGCGGGTCAAGACATCAGCGAGTTCCAGAAGATCAAGAGCACGGAAGTGAAGAAGGAGTTGGATCAGCTTCTGGCGGCGACGAGTCAGCGTGTTGTTCCGGATGCGGCGCGGGCCTTTGGTGCTATTCCGCAGATCGTTCAGCAGGCTGTTGGCATGTTGCAGCAGTTGCAGGGCATGAGCGCCCCGCAGGATCCGAAGGTACAGGCTCAGATGGCCGAAGTGCAGCGCAAGGCGTCGGCAGATCAAGCCAATATCGCGGTCAAGCAGGCCGAGTTGCAGTTGGCGCAGGCCAAGTTGCAGCGTGAGGTTCAGGACTCTGCCCAGCGTCAAGAGACGAATATGCAGCGCGAGATGGTCAAGCAGGACCGGCTGGATAAGCGTCAGGCGGCGGAACTTGAGGTCAAGTTGGTTACGAACCGTGAGGACAACGATACGGCGAAGCAGATTGCCGCGATGGAAACGATCACGGGTGAGAAGGTTGGGGTTTCGACGGGTACAGGCATTAATCCTTAAGAGGTGATTTATGGCAAACGACTATATGAACCAGCACAAGATGATGGCCATGGGTGTCAACGTGTCTGGTCAGAAGATGGTGAATGGTAGCCCTAAGAAGGGCATGGACATGGGTCCGAAGGGGGTAAAGGGCGACCCCAAGGCAACGCCCGCATTGATGAGTCAGGGGAAGAAAAACGCATGATTGAAAGATTGATAGACGAGTTGGAGTTGGCCAAGGCTCGCGTTGCACACGACGCGATGAAGCGGCAACTAGATGGTAAGGATGCTCGTTTTGAATATGGCAAGGCAGTGGGCACTTACGCCGGGTTGCAGGCCGCAATTAACTACATCAATAGTCTTCTCACAGAGCAGGAAGAAGACGAAGAGGATTTTTAAATGACTTCTAATGAGGCTTTTCCTAGTGTAGAGCCGGGTTTGATTCCTTTTGGATCTCGCGTACTGGTGCAGATTCGTACCGCCAAGAAAACGTCTGAAGGCGGCATTATTTTGCACACTGAAACCCGTGAGACTGAGGTTTGGAACACTCAGATTGCCAAAGTGATCACGCTTGGTCCGTTGGCGTTTAAGAACCGCAATACGATGGAATCGTGGCCGGAAGGGTCATGGTGCAAGCCGGGGGAATTTGTACGAGTTCCCAAGTACGGCGGAGATCGTTGGAAGGTGCCGTTTGGCAAAGACGGGCAAGAGGAAGCTCTGTTTGTTATTTTCAACGATTTGGACATCGTAGGCGGGGTGGTAGGCGATCCGCTTGCCATCAAGGCTTTTATCTGAGGTGATCCATGGCTACTGAAAAACTGACTGAAAGTGATGAGGCCTCAGAGGCCGAAGAATATTTAGTTACAGAAACTCCTCCTGAGGCTCAGGCTGAATCCGATGCCCCGGAGCAGGAGGCGTCTGCTGAAGAAGAGGCAGATGACGAGCGTTTGGCTGATTCGGACGATGACGATGAAGATGATCGTCCTAATGGTCGTCGCGCTCTAACTTCAGAGGAAAAGCGTGCCCAGCGCCAGCAGCGGAAGTTCCGCCGAAAGGCTGCGATTGAGCACAAAGAGCGTGAGTTGGCTTTCCTTCGGGCTGAGAACGAAGAGTTCAAGAAGCGTCTTCAGGTTGTCGAAAAGCAAGCCACGCAGTTCAATATCAACACGGTTGACCAGCGGCTGAATGAGGCTTTGAACGAAGCCAACATGGCTGAACGCATCATGGCAAAGGCCATTGAGCAGGGTCAGGGCGAGGACGTCACCAAGGCATTGCAGATTCGCGATGCGGCGTTGGAGCGTGCCCGTCAGTTGAAGGCGGCTAAGGAACAGGTTGAGAATTCGCAGCCCTCCAAGCCACAAAAAAACCCTCGTATTGCGGCGTATGCCAAAGAGTGGGTTGATGCTAACAATTGGTACGACCCGTCTGGCAAGGACGAGGATTCAGCCATTGTTAAGGTCATTGACCAACGCTTGGCAGCGGAGGGTTATAACCCCGCAACCGAGGAATACTGGGTTGAGTTGGACAATCGGGTGGCCCGCAGGCTTCCCCATCGTTACGGAGAAGACGCTGTGGAAAAACCAAAAGCCGCGCCAAAACGCGGTGGTCCGCCGGTTGGTGGTAAGCGCGAATATGCTGCGCCATCGACCCGAAAAGAGATCTATATCAGCCCTGAACGCAAACAGGCACTTATTGATGCAGGAGTCTGGGATAACCCTGACTTGCGTCAGAAGTACATTAAGCGTTATGCTGAGTATGACCGAAATTCTTCTTCTCGCTAAACAAGGGAGCGAGTTATGAGCGATGAAAGGCTGAAAAAGGTATTTGGCGAGGGTCGTGAAAACCGGACTGCGTATGATCGCGCAGCAACTGAGAACCGTGAGTTATCAGATGACGACCGCGTTGAAATGTTCCGTCAGCAGTTTATTCAGGCCGCGTTGCCTGATCTGCCGAAAATTCCGGGTTACCACACTTGCTGGTTGACCACGACGAATCCTAGAGACTCCATTCAGGCACGTATTCGGCTTGGTTATGAGCCGATCAAGCCCGAAGAGGTTCCCGGTTGGGAATATGCTTCGATTAAGACTGGAGATTGGCAAGGTTTCATCGGTGTCAACGAGATGCTTGCTTTCAAGCTTCCGATTTCGCTGTACAAGAGGTACATGCAGGCGGTGCACTTCGATGCCCCCAATCAGGAAGAAGAGCGGCTGCTTAGTGCGACTGAAGGCATGCGTGAGCAGGCTGAACGCGCTGGGTCCAAGTTGGTCGAGGGTGACGGCATGTCGGCAATTCGGGAATCGTCCAAGTTGCGTGCTCCGCAAGAGTGGTAACTTGGTTATCTATTTTCAGAGGATATAATCATGCCTTCGACCAGTGCAGCGTTTGGCTTGCGTCCGGTCTTTCATCCGAGTGGGATTATTCGTCCTACCGCGATGACGATTGAGTCCGGATACGGGTCCAACATTCTTCAGTTCCAGCCGGTTTACATTGGCGCTAGCGGTACTATTGAAGCCGCCGCCGCCACTGAGGCCGCTATTGTCGGTACTTTCATGGGTGTCGAGTTCACCGATACCGATGGTCGCCGTCGCGTCAGCAACAAGTGGACCGCCTCTACGTCGGCCACGGACATCGTTGCTTATGTGACGACTCT